GTTGAAGCCTCGCATAGAACTTTGTTCGTTGCTGGTTGGAGACCTTTCATAGGATGGATATGTGGAGTTGCATTGGCTTATAATTTTGTTATACGTGATTTATTTATTTGGATAACAAAAACAACAGATGCACCACCACCATTACAAATGGAACATTTAATGACAGTACTGCTAGGAATGCTCGGGCTTGGCGGACTAAGAACATACGAGAAAATAAAAGATAAAGTAAAATAATTAAATTAAATTAAATGAAAAAAGTAGAAGAAACAACTAAGATTACAGAAGAGCAACTAGAAACTATTCGTGATCACCAACAAAAGCTAAGTAAGACAGTTACTAATATTGGTTTTCTAGAAACTCAAAAACACGGTTTACTTCATGAGTATGCTGGTTTAGTTGATGATATTGAAAAATATAAATTAGAACTAGAAAAAGAATATGGCGCTATAAACATTAATATAGAGGACGGTAGCTATACTGTTATTGAAAAAGAAGATTAATGTGGAACATATTATAAGAAAAATCAGTATAGGCTCTGATTATAAAAATGACGCTATGCATTACGCTGTAGGTCAACAAGTTTATGGTGGCCATACTATATGTGATATAATATTTGAAACTAAAGAACAGTCTTACAATATCCATATAAAAAAAGAAAATGAAGTTTTGCCTTGGAAAAAGTTTAATAAAAACATGGCAATATCTGTTGAATACGATTTAGAATATTAATGAATAGTGTTTATCAGTTCATAATAAAACCGATAGGCGAAAGATATAATAATGAGTTGAAGGTTGGTAATAAAAAACTAACCATCAACTCTAGTATCTCCAGCCATAAGTTTGTTAATAGAGAAGCAGAAATAGTTGCTGTTCCTTTAGCTTTTAAAACAGGTTTAAAAAAAGGTGACAAAGTAATAGTACATCATAATATATTTAGAAGATATTACAATCAGAAAGGTAAATCTGTGAATAGTAGTAAATACTTCAAAGACGATTTGTATTTTGCTTCAATAGATCAGCTTTATATGAAGAAAGTTGATGATGCTTGGGAAACTTTAGGAGATTATTGTTTTATAAAACCAATAATAAATAAAGACGACACTACGTTAGATAAACTAAAGAAATGCGTTGGGATAGTAAAGTTTAGTAATAACTCCTTAGAAGCTCTTAAAATGACAGTAGGTGACGTTGTAGGCTTTAAAGCAAATAGAGAATTTGAGTTTTTAATCGACGGACAAGTTTTATACTGTATGGAATCAAATGATATTTTAATTAAATATGAAGATAAAGGAAACGAAACTGAATATAATCCAAGCTGGGCAAATAGCAGTTGAAGAATTAATAAAGGTAGCTAAAGAAAAGATCGTAGACTCAGAAGATGACATCTCAGCTGATAGACTTAAAAATGCTGCCGCTACTAAAAAGCTTGCTATATTTGATGCTTTTGAGATATTATCTAGAATAGAAGAAGAAGAGAATATAATAAACGAAAAACCTACACAAAAGAAAGAACAAGCTTTTAAAGGTTTTGCTGAAGGTAGATCCAAGTAATGTACGAGCAAAGTCTATACCACGTAGTAGAAGACCATATAAAGCCTAAAATAATAAAAAGATTAAATAGGCTTAAGAAATGGGAGTACGGATATAATAAAGAGCATGATGTTGTTGTTATAAGTAAAACAGGAAAAATAGGTGAAATATACAGCATACAAAACTTATTAATAGCATTGCCATTAGCTGAAGACGTATATAAAAGTTCTAATAAAATTGAAAATCAAAGATGGCAAGTTTTAGACTATCCATCTGAATTAAATAAAATAAAAACGGTATACGACTGGAACGAAAGACCTATAGCGTTTAAAGAAAAATATTATGACTATATTAACAAAGAGTTTGTTAGGCGTGAAGAAGGTTATTGGTATTACAACAAAGGTATTCCTACTTACATTACTGGTTCTCACTACATGTACCTGCAGTGGACCAAAATTGATGTTGGGCACGCGGACTTTCGTGAATCTAACAGATTATTCTACATATTCTGGGAAGCTTGCAAGTCAGATAGTAGGTGCTACGGACTGTGTTATCTTAAGAACAGACGGTCCGGGTTCAGTTTCATGGCTTCATCCGACACGGTTAACCAGGCTACAATATCAAGAGATTCTAGGTTTGGAATACTCTCTAAGTCGGGAGCTGATGCTAAGAAAATGTTCACGGATAAAGTTGTACCCATATCGATTAACTACCCATTCTTTTTCAAACCGATACAAGACGGGATGGAACGTCCCAAAACAGAATTATCATATAAGGTACCGTCCAAACGTCTCACTAGAAACTCAATCAAGGAGACTTCAGAGGACATACAGGCCGGACTTGATACGACGATCGACTGGAAGAACACAGGAGACAACTCGTACGATGGGGAGAAACTTAAGCTCCTCGTCCACGATGAATCGGGTAAGTGGGAGAGACCGGACAACATCCTCAACAACTGGAGGGTCACGAAGACAACGTTAAGATTAGGTAGAAGAATCGTCGGTAAATGTATGATGGGTTCTACTTCAAATGCATTAGATAAAGGTGGAGAAAACTTTAAGAAGTTATACGAAGCTTCGGATGTCAACAAAAGAAACCGCAACGGTCAGACTAGCTCAGGATTATATAGTCTGTTCGTACCTATGGAGTGGAACTACGAAGGATACATTGATTCTTATGGACTACCTGTATTCGACACTCCGAAAAAACCAGTTAAAGGAATTGACGGAGAAGAAATCGATATTGGTGTAATATCGCATTGGGAAAATGAAGTTGAAGGATTAAAAGACGATCAAGACGGTTTAAACGAATACTATAGACAGTTTCCAAGAACAGAGAAACACGCTTTTAGAGATGAAGCTAAAGAATCTTTGTTTAATTTAACTAAAATATACGAGCAGATAGATTATAATGAAGACTTACGCAACACTAATGTTGTTACGCAGGGTAATTTTCAATGGGAAGGTGGGATTAAAGATACTAGAGTAATATTTGTTCCTAATAAAAACGGCAGATTTCTAGTAAGTTGGGTACCTCCTATTGCTCTTCAAAATAGATACAGTATAAAAAATAATACTAAATATCCAGGTAACGAGCATTGCGGAGCTTTTGGATGTGATAGTTATGATATATCTGGTACAGTAGACGGTAAAGGATCTAAAGGATCTTTACACGGATTAACTAAGTTCTCTATGGAGGATGTGCCGCCTAATTTATTTTTCTTAGAATACATATCAAGACCACAAACCGCTGACATATTCTTTGAAGATGTTCTTATGGCTTTGGTTTTTTATGGAATGCCTATATTAGCAGAGAACAATAAACCAAGACTATTATATTATATAAAAAGAAGAGGTTACAGAGGATATTCTATGAATAGACCTGATAGAACAATGAATAAACTGTCTACAACTGAAAGAGAAATAGGTGGAATACCTAACTCTAGCGAAGACATAAAACAAGCTCACGCAGCTGCTATAGAGGATTATATAGAAAACCATGTAGGTTTATTAAATGAAGGTTATGGCAACACTTATTTTCAAAGAACATTAGAAGATTGGGCTAAATTTAATATTAACAATAGAACAAAGCATGATGCTTCTATAAGTTCTGGACTAGCTATAATGGCTTGTAACAAACATAGATACTCACCAGTAGCAAAAAGAACAATATCAAAAGTTTCTTTAGGTTTTAGAAAATACAATAACACAGGAGTGAATTCAAAAATAATATAAATAAATGGTCTATACTAATAATAATAGCATCTTTCCAGATCAGGTGGTACCTGAAGAAGAAAAGAAATCATTTGAATATGGTTTAGCTGTTGGAAATGCTATTGAACAAGAGTGGTTTAGAAATAACAGTGGACAGAATAGGTTTTCTTATAACTTCCAGAATTTTAATAGACTAAGATTATACGCTAGAGGTGAACAGCCTATACAGAAATATAAAGATGAATTATCAAACAACGGTGACTTATCTTACCTTAATTTAGACTGGAAACCAATACCTGTTTTATCTAAGTTTGTAGATATAGTGGTAAATGGTATGACTGAAAAAGGTTATGAATTAAATTCATTTGCTTCAGATCCTTTTGCTTTAAAACAACGTACTGATTTTGCTTCTAGCGCACTTAGAGATATAAAAAACAAAGCTGCTATAGATAAACTTTCTCAAGCAACTGGTCAAAACTTTTATGCATCTGCTGATCCTAATAATCTTCCTAAAGACGAAAACGAATTAGACTTATATATGCAGCTTAATTACAAGCAAAGCATAGAAATAGCAGAAGAAGAAGTAATAAATAACGTTCTTGATAGCAATAAGTTTGATGAAACTAAAAAAAGACTAGCGTACGATTTGACAGTGTTAGGAATATCAGCTGTAAAAACTAGTTTTAATTTATCTGAAGGAGTTACTATAGAGTATGTCAATCCTGCAAATTTAGTTTATTCAGCTACTGATGATCCTAATTTTGAAGATATATATTATGTAGGTGAGATTAAAAGCCTAACATTACCTGAAATAAAAAAGTTATTTCCAAATCTAACTAACAATGAGTTAGAAAGAATACAAAAATATCCAGGTAGACAGAACTACGCTCAAAGTGATTGGCAGGTAAACAGCGATGTTAACCAACATCAAGTATTGTTTTTTGAATACAAAACATATCAAGATCAAGTATTTAAAATAAAACAAACTGAGCAAGGTTTAGAAAAAACATTAGAAAAGCCTGATACTTTTAATCCACCTCAGAGTGATAACTTTGAAAGAGCTTCAAGATCTATTGAGGTATTGTATACAGGAGCAAAAATTCTAGGCATGCAAGACACTATGTTAGAGTGGAAACTTGCTGAAAACATGACTAGACCTTATGGAGATACAGTTAAGGTTAATATGAATTATGTTATCTCAGCTCCTAGAATGTATCAAGGACGAATTGAATCTATAGTAAGTAGAACTACTGGTTTTGCTGATATGATTCAATTAACTCATTTAAAACTACAACAAGTTTTAGCAAGGTTGGTTCCTGACGGTGTTTACGTAGACGTAGATGGCTTAGCAGAGGTAGATCTAGGTAACGGAACTAACTATAATCCAGCAGAAGCACTAAACATGTATTTTCAGACTGGTACTATAGTAGGTAGATCACTTACTCAAGATGGTGAAATGAATAGAGGTAAAGTACCTATTCAAGAACTTCAAAGCTCTTCAGGTATATCTAAGATACAAGCTATGATTCAAACGTATCAATACTACCTACAAATGATACGTGATGTAACTGGATTAAACGAAGCTAGAGACGGAAGTGCGCCAGATAAAAATGCTTTAGTTGGATTACAGAAACTTGCAGCAGCTAACTCTAACACGGCTACAAGACATATACTACAGTCTTTAATGTATTTAACTATAAGATCTTGTGAAAATATAAGTTTAAGAGTTAGTGATATGTTACAGTTTCCGTTAACTAAAGCAGCGTTGTTAAATAGTATAAATGCTTTTAACGTATCTACTTTACAAGAAATTGATTCATTATCAATACATGACTTTGGTATATTTTTAGACCTAGAGCCAGACGAAGAAGATAAAGCTCAATTAGAAAAAAGCATACAAATAGCTTTACAGTCAGGTGGTATAAAATTAGCTGATGCCATTGATATAAGAGAAATACAAAATATAAAGTTAGCTAATACTTTATTAAAGTTTAGACAAGCTGAAAATCAAGCAGCTGAAAGAGCTGCTCAAATGGAAAACATACAAGCTCAAGCTCAAGCTAACGCTGAGTCTGCTGAAAAAGCAGCAGCGGCTGAAGTACAAAAACAACAAGCTTTAGCGCAGACAGAGGTTCAAATAGAACAAGCTAAGTCTCAGTTTGAAATAGAGCGCATGGAGCAAGAGGCTAATATTAAAAGAGGTTTGATGGCTGAGGAATTTAGTTATCAAATGAAGTTAGCGGAGATGCAAGCTCAAGCAACAGCTAAAAAAGAAGCTGAAATTGAAAATAGAAAAGACAAAAGATTACAAATGCAAGGCACTCA